CCAGTATGAAAAAATGTGAACTTAAACCACCGTTTGGGTTTTGTAATGATTTTATGTTTTCAGGACACACGACGTTTAACATAGTTATTTCCTATTTTGTTAATGGTATATTATGGCCAATTTGGCCTATAATTACATCTATAATAACGATTGCGACGAGAGAACATTATAGTGTTGATGTATTGATAGCATGGTTAATATTTGGTTCTTTACAATGTAAAATATAATATTTATATAAATAAATGAACTTTAATACGTACGTTGTAAATTTGGATTCACAAAAGAAACGGTATGATGTTCAAGAAAAGAAACTTAATGAGGTTGAGATATACCCAATTCGTATCAGTGGGTATAGATTTGAAGATATTGATAAAAGTGAATTACAAAAACATTTTGTTCGAACAACACCTTTATTAAAGCCTAGATCTGCTATTGGCTGTACATATAGTCATATACAGGCACTTAAACATTTTTTAAAGAACGATTCAAATGATTTTGCTCTTATATTAGAAGATGATGTGTTTCCTTTATTTACTAACGTTGTTCATTTGGAAAAGAAACTCGAAAATACAGATTGGGACTATTTAAGTTTACATTGTGACGGTGTATGCCCTAAAGAGGGTGGTATTCCTTATTTATTATCTGGTTCGACCGCTGCATATTTCATTACACGTGAAGGTGCAGAAAAAATAATAAACTATAAACATTCCTTTCATTACGATATACAAACAACAACAATGGAAAAACTGAATAAAAAAATTGATATAAAAAATTCGTTTTGGACAGATGAAAACGCTAAAATGAGTGGTGAAATAAGTTCAAATCGGTATAAAAGATATTGTCATGGTATATATGATAAAATTACAGAAAAAGTAGTGAATAGAGGTGAGAAAACCGCTTGTCACTACAAAGATTATCGCATGTTTCGAATACCTATATTAGGTTATGAACCATCTGTAGAAGATTTAGTATTGTCTTTGTTGTGTATTTTAATCAGTTGTACAGCTTTTATCGGCGTAAAATACGTAAAAGGTAGTAAAAAATAATAACGAACCCAAAAAATAATTTTGTTTTTTGGGAAAGACCGTGAGTAAAGTGATATTTATTAATAAAATGTAAATGTAATAAAACTGATTATATTCTATTAACATTCTAACCCATCGATTTTTGTTTGCACTAGCTGGAAAAGAAATAAATACCGCGTTTACGGTTTCTTCTTTATTAAGTGGACCAAAATTTTTAAAAATTAGTTCCTTATTATCAACTTTTATGAAATCGTATTTTTTACACAAAGTATTTAAATTAACCTGATCATCTTTACATTTCATTCGTATAGACTCTTTTAATACTATTTTAAGGTATTTAACATAACCCATGTACATACCAGCATTTGCGACGTTACTATTATCACAACTACCAAAAACAAATATTTCGCCAAATTTATTCATAAGTTCGGGATCCTTAGATACGAGTACTTTACACTCGTAACTTTCAAAAAGACTCTTAACGTTTGAAATATCTTTATTTATTTTTGTATCAAACCCATCTACAAAAACAATTATATCATCGTCTTTTTTTGTTTCCATGTATTTAAGTAGACCAATAGATTTATCAATGTATCCATTCCATTTATTACCCATACCAAGAACTTTTACTTTAATATTGTGATCGTTATTTACAAGTTCTTCAAACATGCCGAACGATTTATTCGCATAAGTTACTACTTCTACTGACATTTACAATACAATTATATTTTAAATGGTTTTAAAGAAACAACTCTTAGATTAATAAAAAAACATGGAAACACTTAGAATTAAACGATTAACTCTTGAAGCAACTTTACCGACACGCGCATCGCCTGGATCTGTCGGGTACGATTTGTATAGCATGGAAAACATGACGATCAATGCATGTGAACGTGGTATTGTAAGTACGGGTATTTGTGCAACGATCCCACAGGGTGTGTATGGTCGTATTGCACCTAGATCAGGTTTAAGTGTAAAACACGGTATTCAAACGGGTGCTGGTGTTATTGATCCGGACTATACGGGTGAATTGAAGGTTATCTTGTTTAATCACGGGAGTGAACCGTTCGAAATTAAACAAGGCGATAGAATCGCCCAACTCATTTTGGAAAAGTGTGAAACACCACTTATTGAGGAAGTTGATGAATTAAAAGAAACAAAACGTGGCGAACGAGGTTTTGGATCTTCGGGTAAGAACTAATTTAGTTACCAAATGCGATACCACCCATACCATTCTTAATCCTGAGAATGTTATAGTTGACCGCATACGCGCGAATCATATTAATATTGTCATTTGTAGTAACACCAGTGTAATTAATATTTATCTTCGCATTATCGATTCGCGAAAAGTTCAAGGTACCCGTTGGTTGGGACTTGTTCATGGTAAGACAGAACGGCCATGTATATATTTGTTCGGACTCAATCGTTGTGTTAAGAACCGAACAGTGTCTCGATGGAACGACGTTTCTATGGTATTCGTGTGTCATATTTTCAAAGAGTGGAACACCGTTAATAAACATAGACGCATCCGTGAAAGTGTATGATGTATCCGGTTTATTACCCGCAGCTATATGAACGGCCTTTACTGGGTGATTAAAGTAGGTCAAATCAATCGACGTATCGGTTTTAGACATTGGTTGGTGTTGTGTTTGTGTAATGAGAAGTTCGTGTTCACCGTTTGCAAAGAATTCTCGTTCGTCTGTGTCGACAAACACGTACGAACCGTATACCTTTGGAGAAGAACCCAAGTTAAATGTACCATTTCTAAACTTAATTCTAATTTCAACTTCGTGGTATTGAAGACCGACGAGTGGTAAAGATTTCGTCCAATCTTCACTGAAAAAGAATGGGATTATGTAACTCCCTGCCGATGCATTTTCACCACCGTCTTGGGTCGTCATGGCACACGTCGCTTTCGCCGAAGATTCGTTATATAACGTATTGTGTACGGTATTAATAAAAAGTGTATCCAGTTTGGTAACTTCTTGACCACCAACCCACAAAGAGAATTCAGTTGGTGAAGTTTCACTCGCTGCCGCATCCGAAAAAAGAGAGGCATTGTTATTACGACTATTAATATTGGCATTTTCAATCCACACGTAACTCAAGAGATCACCTTTCGATTTGATAGGGATGGAAACCTCGTTTCCGGATTCAAACGTCCCGATATAATCCATACGTTCTGGTTTTATCGAAAAGTTTGTGTGACGTTTATAGTTTTGTCTAAAAAAAGAGACTTGAGGATCGCCTGTAATATAGACGTCCTGGGCACCGACTGAGACGAGATCGATCAAAGCAGCTGACATATTTACTACTATACTATATTAAAAAAATCGGGCGTTAACGTAATAAGATAAAAAATGGTCGTGTTCCAAGTATTGACCTGGGAAACACAAGACACGGAGGACGAACACTTGATTAGTATTTTTGGTAAAACAAATGAAGGTAAGTCTGTGTGTGTTACGACCAGTTTTACACCATACTTCTTCGTGAAACTCCCGAAGAAAATGTCGTCTTTAGACGTTCGTAATTTATACACAAAGATTGATAAAGTATGTCCTGAATGTTTGATAAGTTATGATATTGTTCAATCGAAAGATGTTTGGGGTTTCCAAAATAACGAAAAATTTATTTTCATGCAATTAAACTTTAAGAACCTCGCGGCACGACGTATGGTAAATGGGAGACTAAAACGTACATTACCTGATGAATCTACGAAATATAAAGTCTACGAATCAAACCTAGATCCTGTTCTGAGGTTGATGCACCGAACTAACATTCAATCCACTGGGTGGATGGATTCCGGGGACGCATGTGTACGTTCACACTTAGCACGGGTTAATATAGACCTGTTCTGTAACGATTGGAAAACTCTTAAACCAGTTGATATTCCAGAAACTGCACCTTTTGTAGTCGCGTCTGTGGATATTGAATGTAATAGTTCAACGGGTAAGTTTCCTAATGCAGACGTAAAAGGTGATGCATGTTTCCAAATTGCCGTATCACTTACACATTTTGGTTCTGATGTACCGTACGATAAAACATGTTTTTGTTATAAAAAAACAGATTCAGAATTAGACGGGTGTACAATTAAGAGTTACGACACTGAACGTGAAATGCTTATGGCATTCAAGGAGTATCTTATGGAAAAGGATATTGATATCATAACAGGTTGGAACATATTCGGTTTTGATTTAGAATATATAATGAAACGTGCGGTCATGACAGGGTGTGACCAATCCTTTTATGAAATGAGTAAAATGAAAAACCATTCATGTGAACTTGTGTATAAGAAGCTGTCGTCGAGTGCACTTGGTGACAACGATCTCAAGATTTTACCTATGCCGGGGCGTTTTATTTTCGATCTATTCCACGAAGTTAAAAAAGGGTATAAACTTGATTCATATAAACTCGATAATGTTTCGAAACTGTACCTGGGTGATAATAAAATTGATATGCCACCAAAAGAAATGTTTGCGCGTTTTGTTGAAGAAGACCCCGTAAAGTTACGTGAAGTCGCCGAATATTGTATTAAGGATACACTTTTACCTCACCGTTTGTTATCAAAATTATCTATACTTGTTAATTTATTAGAGATGGCTAAAGCGACGTGGGTTCCCCTCTGTTATTTAGTCGAAAGAGGACAACAAATCAAAGTGTTTAGTTTATTAACAAAAAAAGCACGTGAAATGGGGTTTATGGTTCCAACTATATCATGGGGACAATATTCTACAGAAGGATACGAAGGCGCAACTGTTTTAGACGCACAAAAAGGTGCCTATTATACACCAATAACAGCACTAGATTTCGAAGGTCTGTATCCATCGATTATGATGGCACATAATTTATGTTATTCATCGATGGTTATGGATTCCAAATACGAAAATATACCTGGTGTAACATACGAAACGTTTGGGTTTTATAAGTTTGCACAAGATGTTCCAAGTCTTTTACCAAGTATTCTTCTAGAACTAAAACAGTTTCGTAAACAAGCTAAAAAGGACATGGCGCAATCGACCGGTGCCCTAAAAGAAATGTATAATGGTAAACAATTAGCGTATAAAGTGTCTATGAACTCTGTATATGGATTTACAGGTGCAGCAAAGGGTATGTTACCGTGTGTACAAATTGCCTCAACGGTAACTCTAAAAGGTCGGAGCATGATTGATGAAACAAAAGCATATGTTGAAAAGAATTTCCCGGGGGCAAAGGTAAGGTACGGTGATTCAGTGACACCAGATACACCTTTACTTATTCGTAAGAACGGGTGTGTACAAACATGTCGAATCGATTCACTTGTAAATGAATACACTTTACGTGACGACGGTAAACAAATTGGATACATAAACGCCGAGGTATGGACAGAGAATGGATTTACACCAATTCAACAAATTGTACGTCACAAAACCAATAAAAATATCCATCGCGTTGTAACACATACCGGTATAGTCGACGTGACTGAAGATCATAGTCTTTTACTCGAAAATAAGGAGATTGCTAAACCCACGCAGGTTGGTGTAGGAACGGCGTTACTTCACGGAAATTGTGTTGAATCTATCGATACATGTACTGATACAAGTATTACTAAAGAAGAAGCAAAAGTTATGGGTTTTTTCTTTGGTGATGGATCGTGTGGTACATATCAGTGTAAATCTGGTGTAAAAAGTACATGGGCTCTGAACAATTCAAAATTGGAATATTTGGAAGAAATGCAAAAATTGTGTCCATTTGAAACGAAAATATACGATACGATCAAAAGTTCTGGTGTCTATAAACTTAACGCTAAAGGTTTGGTCGTAGATATTGTTAACACATATAGAAACTTGTTTTACAACTCACACAAAGAAAAGGTAGTACCGTCGTGCATTTTAAATGCCCCTTTGGAAATTATTAAGTCTTTTGTAGATGGTTATTATATGGCTGACGGTGACAAAGATAAAAATGGGTACACGCGTATGGATGTAAAGGGTAAAGAAGGGAGTATGGGAATGTATATGTTAGGACGAAAATTGGGGTACAATGTTTCTATAAATACACGTACTGATAAAGTAAATGTTTTTAGACAAACATGGACAAAGTCTTTACAAAGAAAATCTCCTATAAAAATTAAAAAACTTGAATGTTTGGGTGAGACTGATGGGTATGTATACGATTTAACAACAAAATCACACCATTTTCACGTTGGACCAGGTGATCTCGTAGTACATAATACAGATTCTGTCATGGTTGAATTTGATGTGGGAAACCGTACTGGGAAAGAAGCAATTGAATATAGTTGGGAAATAGGTGAACGTGCTGCGGAAGAGTGTACTAAACTCTTCAAAGCACCGAACAACCTTGAACTCGAAAAGGTATATTGTCCATATTTCTTATATTCAAAGAAACGGTATGCGGCAAAACTTTGGACAAAGGGTAAAGATGGTAATATGAACATGGATTATATAGACGTAAAAGGACTTCAATTGGTACGAAGAGATAACACACCTCACATGCGCGAAGTGTGTAAAGAACTTCTCGATGTTGTTTTAGAAAGTAGTGATACCGGCCCACCAAAAGAACTCGCTTTACAAAGAGCTATTGAACTTATTGAAGGTGATGTACCTAACGAAAAACTAATTCTGAGTCAGGGTTTATCAGATTCGTATAAATCAAAAGGGTTTTCGGTTTCTATTAATAGTCCCGATATTAAGGATATCAATCAAGCTCATGTTCAAGTTGTACGAAAAATGCGTGAAAGACAACCGGGTTCCGAACCACAATCAGGTGATCGCGTACCTTATATTCTTATCGATACAGGTGATCCTAAAGCAAAAGCGTTTGAAAAGTCGGAAGATCCAAAATACGCAAAAGACAATAATTTAAAAATTGATTATAATTATTATTTTATAAACAAGTTTCTAAACCCCGTATGTGATTTAATTGAACCACTCTTTGAAGATCCGAAAGAAGAGATATTTGGGGAACTTCTAACACGTGTGAAACCGAAACGACGTCCAAAGAAAAAAGTAGAGGCTGAAACTGAAGGTCAACAAAAAATAAGTGATATGTTCAAAAAGCTTAAAAAATAACGTGATATATATAGTAATGGTATCTCGAAAACAAAAGAAACACGAACTTGTAGATGATCTATTACCTATTATAAATAAACGTCTTGATGAAGAACGTCATGTAGCACGTGTAGAAATGTGTATGATACTTTCCAAAGAATTATATATGAATTCAAAATTATTATGTCAGTTTATCCCAGATTCATTTAAATTTTGTAAAGGTTTCAAAAAGGATGGTACACCATGTCTTGCAAGGTCCAAAGATAATGGAATGTGTGGAAGTCATATAGATCAACCACAACTTATGGGACCTATCGAAATGAGTCCTAAAAACAGTGATGGTATACGACATACACATAGTTTATCAGAATGTATATTTAAACCGGGTTGCCCTGCATGTGAAGTATCAAGAAAGGGATTTAGAGAATTGCGTGGAATAATGTAATAATGAATAAATCAGCTATTCTACTAACATCGATCGATACATTTTATAATATACCCGAGAATAGAGCTACACTTTT